AAGCACAACGCGCCGACGAGTTCGGAAAACTGACCGAGGAACTATTGCGACGCGGTATCAGCAAAGACGCACTCAACCAGGTGCTCGAAGCCGGCGTAGAAAGCGGCGCCGAAATCGCCCGGCAACTATTGGCAAGCGCCGACGGCGTACTCAAAGCCAACACCCTGGTCGAACGCACGCAAGCGATTGCCGAAAAAATCGGGCAGGCATCGGCCGCCAAGTTCTACGGTGCAGGCGTCGCCAACGGGCAAGAATATCTGCGCGGCGTCATGGAAGCGATAGCGGAAGCAGAACGCCGTATCGCCGGTGCGAAGCGCCCGGCCGACATAAAAGGCGCCTCCGCCGCGTTCAGTGACACGATGAGCCGACTCAGCACGCCAGGCACGACAGTGCAGAACGTGACCATAAACAGCCAAAGCCTTGACCCGGGCCAGGCCGGGCAGGTCATCGTGGACGCCTTGCGCGAGTACAACCAGCGAAGCGGCTACATCGGCCTAAGCACCACGCCGTTCTAATCATGGCTACCCCCGTCGTACAGTCCGGCGATTACCTTATCGAACTAGACACCGGGTTCATCGTGGACGGGTTCACGTTGGACGACGTAACCAAGGGCGTGCTCAACAATTCGGATTACGTGCTCGACGGCACGACACAGTTCGCCGACATTACACAGTGGTGCCAGCGCGTCACCTACCGGCGCGGCCGCCGCCTCGACACCGACCAATTCGGCCCGGGCACAATGACCGTCGTATTGGACGACACGTTGGCCGGCGGCATACTTTCGCCGTACGACACCAGCAGCCCTTACTATGACGTCGCCAACAACGAGCCAGGGTTGGCGCCGTTGCGCGTCATTCGACTCAGCCGCCAAGGCACCTACCTATTCGTCGGCAACGTCGTGAATTACGACTACCAATTCCAACTAGGTGGCAGCAACATCGTGAACATTCTGGCCGCCGACGGGTTCTACAAACTTGCACAGTGCTACCTGGACGAATGGAACGTGACCACCGAAACGTCCGGCGAACGCCTCGAGAGTCTGTTGGACTTGCCAGAGGTCGCACTGTTTCCGGGTGCCTTGCGCAACATCGCAACCGGCACCGTGAACCTAGGACACGACGCGGCGTTCACCGTGCCGGTAGGAACGAACGCGCTGCAATATGCGCAACAAATAAACCAGACCGCAGAGTTCGGCCGCCTATTCATGGACCGCACCGGCGTGTTCACATTCCAGGAACGTATCGGCACCACACTTTCGGCGCCCGTCGTAGAGTTCGACGACCAGAACACACACCTGGCGTACAACGACCTGGAGATAGAGTTCGACGCCTCGCACGTCGTGAACCGTGCAAGCGTCACCAGCTTGGACGGCGACACCGGCACCGATAACGACCTGGCAAGCCAGACGACCTACTTCATTCAGACGCGCGCAATCACGTCTAGTCTGTTGCACGACCAGGGCGAACTAGACACAGCCGCCGCCTACCTACTAGTGCCCGACCCGTCGCCCCGGTTCACCAGTGTGGCCACCAACTTTGCGCTACTCACGTCACTGCAACGCGACGCCGTAGCCCTGGTCGATATCGGCGACACAATTACCATCGAAAAAGACGTGCTCGGGTTCGGACCGCTAGCCGAAGAACTAGCCGTGGAAGGCATCGACGCGGTGATTGACTTTGCCCAAGGCCACACCGTCCGGTTCTACACATCGCCAACCACCGTCGTATTCCAACTGATTCTGGACGACCCCGTCTATGGCGTGCTGGATAGCACGAACGTGCTCGGCTAGGCTTGCCGTATGGGCGCCAACGCACAGACCACCGTTCCGACGTTCACCGCGTCGCAGGTACTTACCGCCGCGCAGATGAACCAAAGCGCGCGCACTGGCGTGCCAGTGTTCGCCGATACGACGGCACGCGACGCCGCGTTCGGTGGAAGCGGAGAAAAAACACTCGCCGAAGGCCAACTCTGTTACCTCGAAAGCACCGACAAGGTGCAGTTCTACAACGGCACGTCTTGGGCTAACCTTGGAAGCGTGACAAACGTAGCCGCCTTTACTGCAACCGCAACATGGACAGTACCGGCAGGCGTCACATATGCAATTGCTCACATTCGTGCAGGTGGCGGCGGAACCGGAACCGCGTCAAGCGGCAACGGCGGCACGTCATCGGTTGCATTTGCCGGCGGTACAGTTAGCGCAACGGGTGGCGGCGGAAAAAACACCGCAACAAACGCCGCGGCTAGTCAGCAACCAGGAACCGTAAATAGCGGTCAAGGCGCATTATTTTCGTACACCGACCCGGGCGGCAATGCAGGTTGGGCAGGCAACGCATTCGACGGCGCGTACATCGTTGCCGGTGACACCGTAACGCCCGGCGCAAGTATCACGGTTACGGTAGGCGCGGGTGGCGTTGCAGGCACTAGCGGCGCGGCAGGCGGTAGCGGCTACGTATGGATTGAGTACCAAGTATGAGCGAACGCACCGTCGCAGTTGTCGAGCCGAACGTAACAAACGGCACCGTCGTGAACGTCGAAGTTGTGCCACCCAACTGGACCAACAACGACCCCGCGCACCTCATCGAATACACGCCCGAACAGCCGGCCGCAATCGGTTGGGCCGTAGTTGACGGTGTCGTAATCGTGCCACCACCACCGCCGGAACCTGACGACGAATAACGCAGCGCCCTTACTTACTGGCGGCAAGAAACTGAGCACAACATGAACGGAAGCACCGCACAAGGCGTCGACCAGACAGTAAAAGGCGGCGTCCTCGGACTGTTTACCTACTTCGGCGCCAAGTACAACGTCGACCCGGGCTTGCTCGCCGTTGCAATGCCGCTACTTGCCGGCGTCATGGCGTTCATATCCTCAAAAATTGGCGACCCGCACCTGGCGTCGCTATTCAGCGGCAAGAAAAACGACGCCGCAAAATAATGCCCGCGCCGTACGTCGTACCGACCTACCCGGTCACGGCCGGCAAATTACCAGGCACCGAAGAATGGGCTCGACAAGCTGCAACACATTCGCAAGGCGCGCTCTGGAATAACGGCACGTGGGTGCAGCGCGACATTCGCGGCAAGCCCGGCCAAGTGTCGAACCATGCGCGAGGCGTGGCGCTCGATTTGTCGTACCGGTTCTACCCGGCACAGAACAAAGGCACCACCGACGGCCGCGCCAAATCGTTGGCGTTCATGCGCACCGCCCTGGCCAACTGGCAGACGTTAGGTATCGCCCTGGTGATTGACTATTGGCCGCAACCGTTCGGCCGGTCCTGGCGATGCGACCGCGAAACGTGGCGCAAAGCCACCGCGCCAACATTCAGTGGCGCCCCGGGCGGCGACTGGTGGCACGTCGAACTCACCCTAGAACTAGCCACCGACCCGAAAGCCGTACAGAAAGCGTTCGCCAAGGTATTCACCACAACATGACACCGACCCGCTACGGTCGTTAGCACAACTCAAAAGGAAGGCAGCAACCTGATGACCGAACCAACCCCCGACCCCGTCGTAATCTTTTACGAGGTATTCACCGGCACCATGCCAGACGGCCAGCACGTCATGGTGCAAATATTCCGCAAGAAAGGCGAGGACCGTTCCATGCTTGCGCAGTTGGCGTTCCGTTCCGACAAGTGGGCGACCTGGGGCGTACCGGTACGCCTCGAAGATAGTCACAGCGTCACAGAAACACCCGTGGCATGAACGCCGGCATCGTCAGCCTTGCGGCCCTACTCACGTCAGCACTCACCGGTTTGTCGTTCGTCATAGCCCCGCTACCCGACGCCGACCGGATACCCCCGGCAGTGTACGAAAGCACCGAAACCCCCCAAACCACCCCCACGGCACCCCGAAACAGCGCTCCACAGCCCCTAGGACGCGACGAAACACCTACCCCCGCACCCATAACACCCGGCGACTGCCAAGCGTTCGTAGGGCTTGCCTGGACCCTCGGTTGGCCCCAGGAAGAACTGGACACCCTCGAGCGAATTATGCGCAAAGAAAGCGCGTGCCAACCCGACGCAATCGGCGACAAAGCCCTCGGCGGTTCCTACGGCCTCATGCAGGTGCACATTCCGACGTGGTGCCTACCCTCAAAGTATTGGCCGGCCGGTTGGCTCGCCGTGCACGGTTCGGTCAGCCCGGACAACTGCATCGCCCTACTTGACCCGGGCACCAACCTGGCCGCCGCGCTACTCATTCAGCGCGAAGGCGGTTGGCCACAGTGGAGTACCTGGCCGTGAACCCGCGCTGGCATGACTACGAAGCCCTAGTCCGTGACCTGGCCGACCTGGCCGACAACAGCCCCGACCACCACACCGCCGTCAGCGCCGCCCGCGCCTTGGCAATTATGACCTGGCAGCGTGCCGTAATCGAAGAACTACGCGGCACCGTCGCAACGCTCGAACAATGGGCCGGTGTTCGCGCTTGACATATCGCACATATGACGCCACGCAACTTCGCAAAGGCGTACTCGTGCCACTCATGCCGCACGAAGTAACAGCGCTACGCGAACACGCCGACCAGGTACGCCACAACGCCAACCTCATCGGTGCCAAGCACCGGCACGCCTGGAACCCGACCAGTGAAGAAGAACAGCGCCGGCAGCTTGTCGGCTGGCTGGGCGAACTCGCACTTGCCAAGCACTTCGGCGTCGAGTACGGGTTCGCAACGAACTACGACAAGACACGCCACGACGTTGCAGGCGTAGAAGTTCGCAGCACCGAACACTTCGACGGCCACCTCATTACCTACCCGGACGACAAGGCCGCCCCGTTCGTCCTGGCGTTAGTGCACCGCATAAGTTTCTACAAGTTCGACGTTGTGCTCGCCGGGTGGATTGACCTACACGACGCCAACACCCCCGAACACTGGCGCACCAATATGCGCGCACCCGGCTACTTCACACCGCAAGCCGCGCTGCACCCCATGGCTACACTTTCACCGACAAAGCAAAAGAGAGGCAGCAACCTATGGCTTGGCAACTAAATGACTACGTGGACGTTCCGCACCGGCTCAAAATGTTGGCGGAGAAGTTTCCGGACGTGCGCATCGTAGAAAGCGAACCTGCGGTGCGCGTGCTGGGCAATCGCACGTTCATCGAAGTGAAGGTAACGGCGTGGCGTTCACCTGACGACCAACACCCGGCCGTCGCATACTGTTGGGAGCCCTTTCCGGGTGATACCCCCTATACGCGCGACTCGGAACAGATGAACGCAGCCACGTCAGCCTTGGGCCGCCTGGTGGCCGTCATGTTGCCGGGCGCGTTCGCCAAGCTTGCAAGCACGAACGAAGTGTTTCACCGTGCCGGACCGCCAAGCAAGCCGAAACACGTCGGCCCGGTGCCCGTTGTCGGCGGTGGCCCGGACCCGTGGGACGAAGTGCCGTCGCACGATGAACAAGTGCAAGCAATTGTGGAACGTGAACGCGAAAAAAAGAAGGCCGCAAGTGCTGGCAGTGCCATTACACAGCCACAAATGAAAATGCTCGGCGCGACCGCTAAGCGTAAAGGGCTCACGCAAGCAGAGGACCTTAGACAGTTCTGCGTCGACACGATTGGCCGCGACATAACGGGCGCCCGCGACCTAACAAAAGGCGAGGCAAGCCAAGTGATAGACAAACTCACCGCCCTACCGGACCAGG